GACATTGATGATATGCAGCAGTCAGAGATTTTAATGAAAATCGTAGAAGATTTACAACTGGATTGCAAAGTATATCTGACGAAGCGTGGCAGACATTTTGTTTTTAAGAACTCTGGTGTTGCTAAATGCGGTACTGGTAGAAAACTGGCTTGTGGGTTGACTGCAGACATTAAAGTTGGTGGTAAAAACACTTACGAAGTAATCAAGATTGACGGAGAGGAACGATTTGTTGAATGGGATTCCTATGACGGAAATTACAGTGAGCTTCCTAAGTGGTTGCATCCGGTAAACAGTAGTCAGAACTTTTTTGAAATGGAAGAGGGTGAGGGTAGGAATAGTGCTTTGTATAGTTACATTCTGAATCTTACCAACGCTGGATTCAGTAAAGACGAAAGTAGACGATGCATTGAAATCATTAACAAGTATGTGTTGAAAGAACCATTATCCGTTGGAGAGTTGGAAGTGATTCTCCGAGATGAAGCGTTTCCGGAAGAAGTATTCTTTAACGGCAGAACATTCCTGCATAACAACTTTGCAATGTTCCTAAAGAACAACGACAATGTGAAAAGAATCAATGGTGTGCTACACGTTTACAGAGATGGAGTGTATGTCGGTGGCAAGAGAGAAATTGAAGCTATTATGATTCGGCACATTCCTACTTTGAAAGATGCCCAGCGTTCCGAAGTTATGAAGTATCTGGAGATTTTGTGTGCAGAAAACTATCCGATGGCAGATGCTAACTTGATAGCATTCAACAACGGCATTTATGATTTAGTAAATGACCGGTTACTTGAGTTTAATCCAGACATTGTAATCACTAACAAAATTCCGTGGGATTATAACCCAAAGGCTTATAGTGAACTTCTGGATAAGACACTGGATAAAATGTCCTGCGATGATGCAGCAATCAGAATGTTACTGGAAGAGTCGATGGGATATTGCTTTTATAGACGAAATGAATTGTCTAAGGCATTCTTTTTGACCGGTGAGGGTGCAAATGGTAAGTCTACGTTTTTGGATATAGTTAAGAATGTGTTGGGCAAACCCAATACATCTGCGCTGGATCTGAATGAACTGGACGAGAGATTTAGTCCGGCAACCATGATGGGAAAACTGGCAAACGTGGCAGACGATATATCGGATGAATTTTTGCAAGGCAGAGCAGTGGCAAACTTGAAGAAGATAGTATCCGGTAATGAAATCAAAGCGGAATTTAAAGGGCAGGATGCGTTTTTCTTTGACCCTTACATTAAAGTATTCGTTAGTGCAAATAGCTTACCACGGACGAAATCACAAGGTTTTGCAGCACTGAAAAGACGATTAGTTATTATCCCTTTTAATGCGAAGTTTACAAAAGACGACCCAGATTACGACCCATATATCACATGGAAACTCAGAGCAACGGAGTGCATGGAATATATGATTCAGTTGGGGTTGAGAGGATTGAAGCAAGTATTAGAGAACAAGAGCTTTACTGAAAGTGAGCGAGTGCGAAAAGAGCTGGAAGAATACGAGTTGCAGAACAATCCTATTTTGGTATTCTTGCAGGAGCATGACGAAGAGGACTTAGTAAATCGTGAGACTAAAGAGGTTCATAGACAATATAAATGCTTTTGTGCAGAGAATGGTTTTCAAGAATTAACGCTGGCAAATTTCTCTAAAGCGTTGAATAAGCATCTGGGATTAGTCGTAAAACGTACACGAATTGATGGCAAACAGATAGGCATGTATGTCAAATAATTTAGCACGTTAATGTGCAAGATTGAGTAAGATAAAAACGGTCTTGTGCAAGTGAGTAAGATGTGCAAGTGGATTTTGTACTTTTTGAAAAACGTAAAAACTATCTTACTCATCTTGCACAACTGAATTTTGCTTGCACAGATGCACAATCTTACTCAGCTGGAGGGCGCATAAACAAAGGGTTTGTGCAAGTGAGTAAGATGTGCATGCACAATTCTTACTTTTATATATTTTAAGTAAATCACTAAATTATGATACTAAATATATAAAAATATAAGAATATAGAAATAAGATGCACATCTTGCACACTTGCACAGAGGTATTTTTGAAAGGAGATAAGGTAATGAATGCCAGAGAGTATTTAGATTCTGTTTTTATGTTGAATGTGAAAATAAATTCCTTGCAGCGTGAACTTGATATGCTCAATGATTTGTTAGGTAAACTAAACAAAGAACTCACACCAGACCAAGTTCAGACATCCGGTAGCAAAGACTCATTAGGAGATACTGTTGCCAAAATAATTGACCTGCAAAGAGAAATCAACATTCTGATTGACCGGTACATTGATGAATTTAAAAACGTCAAGAGAATTATTGAACTCGTAGAGAATCCAAAGGAATATGATTTGCTACATAAGCATTATATTCAAGGGATGTCGTGGACGGATATTTCAAATGAATGGGATAATTCGAACACGTGGGTTCACGAAATAAAAAACAATGCCTTTGCGACAGTGCAAAAAATTTTAGACGAAAAGGCAATTTAAAATCACATTAAAAAGGGGGTTCTTATGAATCCCCTAAATTTTTTTAAAAATAATGCAAGTTTTACTTGCTTTTTTCTCTTAGATGTGTTAGAGTATAGATGTAAGGAAAAGCAATTTAAAATTGACAAGGAGGATTTAAAAATGACAAGAACATGGGAATTTGAAATTGATAATGAGGTTTATGAAATGACAATGGAAGAAATGGTTGAGTGCTTGACAAGAGGATTTGCAAAGGAACTGTTGAACGAAGAAGATTATGAAACATTTTGCAAGAAGCAGGATGAAAAGTTAAGAAAGCACGAACAGTGGCAGGAAGAGTTTAGAAGAACAACCTATACTGGCGATGAGTTAAGAGATGCAAGATAGTTGATACATAGCTGGGCTAACGGCAAGACGGGCAATGATAAGAAAGGAGAAATTGAATATGAAGTACAGAGTAGTGAGCGAGAGAAGAAGTTACGGTGTTTATGAAACCAAAGAGGAAGCAAGATTTTGGAAAGACGAATTGCAGTGCGAAGCGAGTTTTAATTACAGTGATGAATACTTTTGGGTAGAAGAGGAGGAATAGATATGGTTTTAGTGGTACATATGGAATCTAAGAAGATTTTAGCGAGATTTGAAGCGTGGAGTAAGGATTGCATTGAGGACGCGAACCAGTGGGCAACTGACAATGGTTATGAACCGGTCAAAGAGCAGCTGACGTTTAATGGCGACATGGTAATTTGGGTTAAATAAGGAGGTCTGAATATGAATTTTAAGCATGAGTACATAATAACCAGTGAGAGAGCTTACAGAAGAAATGACGAATATCAAAACACTCTGTATGCTGATAAGGTCTATGAGGTTGGCGATGTGATTGTGATGGATGGTCTGAGATGGACAGTTGAGGAAGTTGTGAGATAGGCAAGTAAATCTATCCGACAGATTGACTTACGTTTATAGAACTTTATATGAAAATGTGATATTATATATGATGTAAAGATAGGACAGAGTAGGGCATGAGCTTAGAGCTTGTGTCCTTTTTTCATGTGAATGGAGGAATAGCATGAATGTAATTGAGATGAACGTGGGTGACTTGATACCATACGAAAAGAATCCACGTAAGAATGATGCAGCAGTTCCTAAGGTTTTGGAAAGCATCAAAGAGTTCGGTTTCAAAGTACCGATTGTGGTGGATTCCAACAATGTGATTGTGACCGGTCATACCAGATATAAGGCTGCAATTAAGCTGGGATTCAAAACAGTTCCGGTTATTATTGCAGATGATTTGACTCCAGAGCAGATTAAGGCATTCCGTTTAGCTGATAATAAGGTCAGTGAATTTGCGGTTTGGGATTATGATTTGCTGGCAGGAGAGCTTGGTGAGTTAAACGAGATGTTCGATATGGATGCACTTGGCTTTAGTCTGGATATGGAAGAACTGAAAGCTCAGTGGGATGAAGAAGAGGAAGCTCCAGAGCCAAAGGAAATGCCAAAGGAAAAAGGCTATAGCATCTGTTATGAGCTTACTTTCAACAATGAGGAAGAGCAGGAAGAATGGTACGAGTTCTTAGGTGTACTCAAGCGCAAGTTCCCAGACGTGGACACCATTGCAGAGCGTGTACTGATTGCAGTTAGGGATTGGTTAAATGGCAACGGAAACTAAGAAGAAAAAACTGTATATAGACTCAGACGTATATACCGAAGCAAAGAAGCGCATCAGACATGTAATCAACACGTTTGACACGCTGCTGGTTGCGTTCTCCGGTGGTAAAGACAGTTTATGTGTCTTGGAACTGGTTGAAGAGGTCTACAGAGATATGGGCATCACTGAAAAGGTTAAAGTCTTTTTTAGAGACGAGGAACTGATTCCAGACGATGTAATTGACTTTGTCAGATCCAAAGCAGAATCCGGCAGATACGACTTCCGGTATTACGCAATCCCATTGCAGTCCAGTAAGTTCATTCTGGGAAATACTTACGATTATGTTCAGTGGGATAAAGATAGAGAATGGTTACGGCAGCCGCCAGAATATGCAATCCGGTTGCCAGAAGGTCAATATGAAGTATTCGACCAGTACAGTGCTGATGAGTTTATTTGTCAGAACGAAAAAGGCAGAGTTGCTATACTGACCGGAATCAGAGCAGACGAATCACTGACACGTTTACAGTCATGTTGTGTTAAGCGCAATGAAAATTACATCAATGCGACTAAGAGTAAGCGTATTAAGCTGGTAAAGCCAATTTACGATTGGACAGAGCGTGATTTATTCGTGTACTTCTGTAAAAACGATATTAAGTATTGCGACATCTACGACCATCAGTTGTGGAATGGGCAGCAGCTCAGAGTTGCGACTCCATTACATGCTGAATGTTCTAAGCAGTTCGCAAAGCAGAAAACATTGTATCCGAAGTTCTACGAGCAGCTCATTACTTTGTTTCCAGAGATGATTGTTCAAGGGATGTATTGGAAAGAATACGACAGAACCGGCATCATATACGAATATGAGCATTCATTCGAGGGCATTCATAAATACATTGACGATGTAATCACTGATGCAGAACAGAATGCAATGGCTCATAAGCGTGTAAAGAATGCTGAAATCATTCGTAAAAATAAAATGAAGTATGACGAGGGAATTGAAAACTTTGGTGGTTATCCAGTATTGTACGTGTTCAAAGCAGTTCTTGCAGGACAGTACAAACGAGAGTTAATGCCTAAGAAAGTTCCGTCACCGGAGGATATTGAATACGAAAATGAGGGTAGTGAAGATTAGTTTTCTAGCAATAAAGCCGCTTATGGCAGCTGCTAAGAAAGAGCGAGTATCATTCGAAAATCCAACCGGAGCAAGATGGTATGGAATATTCGATGGGGATGCGCTGGTGTCGTTCTATTGCATAGTGCTGAAAGGTAAGAGCGCACGATTCAAGAGTAATTACACTATACCGGAATATCGTGGTAAGGGATGCTTACAGAAGTTCATTGAGCATGCAAAGGATTTGTGCCGGATGCGTGGTATAAGTGAAATGACTGCTTTCTGTACTCCGCTATCTGTGAAATCCCATGTTCGCAATGGAGCTGCGATATTATCGCAAAATAAAGATATTGCATTTGTCAAGTATTTGTTATAAACTGTATGGTAATAGGAGAATATTACCATGAGAGATTACAAGGGTTTCACGGCTAAAGAACGAAGAGCAAACTTATATCGTGTCAAAAAGGCAATAGCAGATGGGGAACTTCCGCATCCTTGCGAGTTGCCTTGTGAGATATGCGGACAAGACAAAGGCATAAGGGAATGGCATTGTGAGGATTACACTCCAGAGGTTGCGATGCAATCGCTGCATTGCTTATGTTACAGATGTCATAGGAACTACCACGTTATCGAAGTTGGAGAAGAGCATAGACGTTATAAATATGCAAAGTTCTATTTCGATAAAGTGGCAGAGGGTAAAATATTTGAACCAGTATACATGAAACATTATACGAGGGAAATGGAAGAACGCTTAAAATGAGCGTTCTTTTTTATTTGGAGGAATTGATATGCAGATTAACGAAATGCCTATCTCTAACGTGGAGTGGGTAGATGTAGAAAAGCTGAGTGCTAACGACTACAATCCCAATGTAGTTTATAGCAAGGAAATGGAACTGTTAAAGTTCAGCTTACTCAAGCAAGGTTGGATTCAACCGATTTTAGTTACGCAGGATTTTGTCATTATTGATGGATTCCATAGAGCTAGTTTGGCAAAGGCAGACAAAGATGTTGCTGCAATGACCGGTGGTAAAGTTCCGGTTGTTATTATGCAGCTGACAGAACCAGAGCGCATGCTACTGACTATTCGTATTAACAGAGCAAAGGGTTCTCACATCGCAATTAAGATGTCTGATATTATTAAAGCTCTGGTAAACGAACACGGAATGCCAGTGCCGGATATTTGCAAAGAGATTGGTGCTACAAAGGACGAAATCGAATTGCTGATGATGGAGAACGTATTCAAAAAGCATAATGTTGATAAAGAATCCAAGTATTCGAAAGCATGGATTCCTAATTTTGATTAAGGAGGTGTTATCATGGCAGAATTGGAAGCTCCAAAAGGAAAGCAGTTTTTTGAAATGACAAAAGAAGAGCTTTCTGCTTGTGGAAAAGCCGGTGCTATTAAGTCGGCAGAGACAAGACGAAGAAAAAGAGCCATGAAAGATTCTCTGGACATCTTATTAGGGATGCCATTAAAGTCCGGTAAGCAGTGTGATGTGGAATCCGTAAAGAACTTTGCAGCTCTCAAGGGAAAGAACATCACAGTTGAGCAAGCGATGCTTATTACTCAGATCCAGAAAGCCTTGAAAGGAGATACGCAGGCAATTACATTCTTGCGTGACACTTCCGGTCAGAAGCCAGACGACAATTTGAATGTTGTTGGACAGATTGATACCAGCAACCCTTACGATGAACTGACGGTGGAAGAATTAAAGGCATTAGCAAAGAAGTGTGAGGACGATGCTGAATTACCAAGAGATTAAAAAAGCTCTGGCGAGGAAAAACTTTTTTGAGTATTGCAAGCTAAAAGCTCCAGACTTTTACATGGACAGTAGAACATTCTTAAAGGATTTAGCAGACACGTTGCAGTGGTTTATGGAATCTGATAAGAAAATCATGGTTGTAAACATGCCGCCACGTCATGGAAAATCGAGAACTGCCACGTTATTTGTACAGTGGTTATTTGGTGTATATGGTTCTCTGATTAAAGTAATGACCGGCTCATATAATGAAATCCTCTCCAGTACGTTTGCAAAGCAAGTGCGAGATACCATTGCTGAAAAACCTACAGAGGGGATTTTGTCATATTGCGATATATTTCCGAACACGCAGATTAAGCGTGGCGAAGCGAGTGCTTCTAAATGGGCATTGGAGGGTTCGGAGCAGACGAACTATCTTGCTACTTCTCCTACCAGTACCGCTACCGGTTTCGGTTGTAACATTATGATTATCGATGACTTAATCAAATCCGCAGCAGAAGCCTACAACGAATCAAATCTTCAAAAGCAGATAGAATGGTTCACATCCACAATGTTGCAGCGTACAGAGAACGGCTTCAAGCTGATTATCATTATGACACGCTGGACAAGTAATGACTTAGCCGGATTCATTCTTGAGAATTACGAAGATGTGGTTCATATCAATTACAAGGCAGTGCAGGACGATGGCAGTATGCTTTGTGAGGAAATTCTTAGTCGTGAGGACTACGAGCTAAAAACTAAAAACATGAACAAAGACATTGTGCTGGCAAACTACCAGCAAGAGCCTTTGGACATGAAAGGTAGATTATATACATCGTTTAAAACGTACAAGGGCGAGCTTCCAGAGTTCAAAGAGATTCGCAACTATACGGATACTGCCGATGAAGGTGCAGACTATCATTGCAGTATTAACTATGGGGTCACTTTTGAGAACGAAGCGTACGTCCTTGACGTTTTATATACAAAAGAAGCAATGGAATATACAGAAGAGGAAACGGCTCGTATGTTATACGACCGGAAAGTGAACAACGCTGATATTGAATCCAACAACGGTGGTCGAGGGTTCAGTAGAAGCGTTGTTCGCATTTTGAAAGAAAAGTACAACTGGAATCGCTGCATTGTGAATCCTTTTTACCAGTCGCGGAGAAAGGAATCCAGAATTCTTTCAAATGCAACATGGGTTATGAATCATGTTTACTTCCCAGAGAACTGGAGAGACAGATGGCCAGAGTATTCATTGGCAATGTTGAAGTATCAACGTGAGGGTAAAAACGAACACGATGATGCTCCAGATGCTACTACCGGTATCGCAGAGAAGATTGGACAAGGTTCAACTTACAGTTTTGATTAAGGAGGGAATCAAAAATTATGGGATTAAAAGACACTGTTGAAATGATGCAGAGTGCTGATTACAAGGAACGCTTTAAGGCAGAGTATTACCAGACAAAGGAAAGATACGAAAAGCTGAAGAACTTCAACAACAGAATTGAAGCCGCAGAAAGAACTGCATATGGAAATCTTGCAAGAGTAGATATGCCTAAGCACGATTGTCCATACGATTTGTTGAGAAATCAGCAGCAAGCGATGGGAGAATATCTGCATTGTTTGGAAGTAAGAGCAGTTATTGAAGGTATTGAACTGTAATTTTTTAAAGAAGTAACCACTTGGTTATGTTCACGTTCATTTGGGTGGAGTAATTACCATTCTGGGTGTTCAGTGAAAAACCTATCGGTGCGCAACGAGCTTTCTACGGAGGGGTGGTTCATTATAGCAGCTTAGAGCAGTCCGGTAGCTCGCTGGATTCATGTTCCAGAGGTCATGGGTTCGAATCCCATAGCTGCAATTAAAAATAAATTTAAGGTAGGTGAAACGATGTCAGTATTTGACTTTTTTGCAAGTGCTGCAAGAAAACTGAATAACTTTGTTACTAGAAGTGTTAATGATGTCATGGATGATAAATCGTTCTTGGAGAGGGAGATTGCAAACTGGAAAGCATCTCAGAAACGCTCAGAAGCTATTCAGGGCTTTCTTTATTACGAGGGTTATCACGACATCCTCTACAAGAAAAGAATGGCTATAGGACGAAATGGTGAGCTTGTGGAGGTTACTAATCTTCCAAATCGAAAGGACATTGACAATCAATACGCTATTGCAGTGGATAAGAAAGCCAATTACTTCCTCGGTAAGCCTATCGCATTCGATGGAGAAAATGAGCAGTATATTGATTTGCTGCAGGACATCTTTGATATGAAGATGATGAAAAAGCTGAAAAATACTGCAAAGAAGTCCATGAATGATGCAATTGCATGGATGCTTCCGTATTACGAAAACGGAGAACTTAAATTCAAAGT